GACATAACATCTACTAAAGTATCTGTTGCTGCATCACCATCAATTGGTGAACCGTCAGTTCCTGTATTAGCAGCTGATGTAGACGCACCGTCATAGATCGCTTTTAATACATTGTAGTCATAGTTCTTTTTAAGTGCGTAAGCACCTGAAGAAGTTGCAAGAGCTTCAAAGTTTACATGTGATTGTCTTTCTTCGATGTCATCTACTTTAAACGCAAAATACGAACCTTGGTCGACAGTCAATTGAATTTGATCGTCTGCAAGTGTTTCTGTGTTTACTGTTTGACCTCTAGCGTAGTCATTCACTGTAATTGAAGGCTCTTTTATTATGTTTACTGTGTCGCCAAAATTTTCAATTTCTCCAGCGTAATCAGTGTTAGTAATATCTTCTACAACTGATGCACGTCTGAAAAACTTTTGAACCTTCTGACTATAAATCGCTGGAGCCCAATTACCCGTAGGTAAATTTTGGTAGCCAGCTGCTTTTCCCATTGTTGCCATAATGATTGCCTATTGTTTATAGTTGTTATTATTAAGGTTGGACTCTACCTTCTCTAATAGCTTCATCAATTTCGGCTTCAAACTTAGCAAACGTTCTTGGATTCATCTTAGCAATTTCAGAGTTAGACCAGATTTTCTTTGTAGGAATTTCTGTCTCTGTAGCTTTAGTAGTTTTAGTAACAGCTTTAGCTGCTTCCTTTTTAATAGATGTTTCCTGTTTTTTAGTTAATTTACTAGTACCATTGTCCATTTTATAAAGGTCAATTGCTCTTCCAGCTAATTGTGCATTAGATGTATTTTCATACAACCAACTTTGAATAACTGGATCTTGTTTACTAGCCCATTGATGAAATTCATCTTTCTGACGAATCTCACTAAAGTCAGGATGCATCTTTAACAATTCTACTTCAGCTTTTTCTTTGCTTATTTGTTCCTGTTGAGCTTGTAGATTTTGGTATTTCTCCTCAACCTCCTTTGCTCTAGTATCAGCTTTTGTCATAGCTATGGTTTCAACCATATCATAAACATCAGGATACTCTTTCCTCCAAGCCTCAAGTTCATCCTTGGACTTAGGTGGAACAAACTCTTTAGTAGATGTTTCCAATTGCGTTCTTAAAGTTCTAACCTCATCTTTGTGCTTTGATAAAGTAGAATCATAGTGTTTTTTCAAATCGTCATAACGTTTCTTAAAAACACGGTCTTCTGCATTTTCAGGGCGTTCAGTTGAAGGAGTAGCTTCGCCATCGGAGCTTGCAATTTCTTCAGATGTTTCAGTGTCCTTTTGAACGGTTGCTGTTTCTGCTTTCTCTAAATGATATTTACTTAATTCACCTTTTGCGAATGCTTCAACTTCTGCATCATCAGCTTCTTCTCGTTGCTTTTGATACATAGCTTTGCCTTCAGGCTTCTTAAATAGTTTATCATCTTTTTTAACTTCAGAAGTTTTAACTTCTTCCGTTAATTTTTTGTCTTCGTTTTCCATTATTTTTCCTCTTAGGTTGAGTGCCTTATGGATAAGGGTAGCTCACTTCCATAATTTGTGGGCTGAATTTATACTAGACCTTGATCTATTGCATCTGTATTAGTAGTGTCTGGCTCTTGAGCCATCATACCATTTGATGCTTGCATATTTTCAGGTGGCACATTTGTATTATCTGATTGTGACTCAGACAATTCTGTAACGAATCCTTGTAGGGATTCTTGCTCGCTAGAACTTGGATATTTCATAGCGGCATAATTCTTTACTACTGATACTGGTAATACAACATTTTCTTCTTGACTTGTAAATTGATCTATTAATTCACTAGCATCAGGTGAAATCTTTTTTAATATGTTTGCTAAACTTGGAGATAATACCATATCTAATTGTATTTTTTCATCTTCAGATAAAGCATTTAATTTTTCTACAACAGCAGGATCTTTTGGTAAAACTGGTCCTGTAGGTTTAGGTGCAAAAGGATTAACTGGTTTTGTTGGATCTTGTGGTAATGGTTGACCACTAGACATTTTAGACATATCGGGTGCATTTGGTGTTTTAACACCACTATCCATTAAGCCTGTTGTTGTTACTTTACCATCTGGTCCTATTGCCATTATGCTCTTCTCCAATGTGTTAAATTGTATTTACTAATTTGTTTATCACTTACAAAGTTACCTAATGCCCAACATACGGGTTCACCTATACCTGCATATATTCTACCTAGTAAATCAAATTTACCTTCGTTTAATCTCCATGCAATATCATTTGCTCTGTGCTGTGCAATATGTTTCCATATTTTTCTATATCTAGGATATTTTTGTATATGTTTTACAGTAGGTTCTGCCCATAATAAATAACCTTTAACATGTGTTTTAGATAATGTTTTAAATGTAAATTTTGTATCTCTTATCCAATCTTTAGTAGATAATTCTTTTGTTCTATGTAATTCTGTGCAAATAACTCTTCCACCACCTGCTCTACCACTATCATTACCACCAGCACCTTTTTGATTCATTCTAGCTTCTTCTCTTCTTGATGATGTTTTCTTTTCTTTTGCTTTATCGTAGTCACTTTTTTGTTTTTGAAAGTCTTTAGTAGTATTATTAAACTTATCTAATCTTTCTTTAGACCACTTATCTTTATTTTTATTAGCTGTTGCAAGCCTAGTATTAATTCTTTTTTCAGCACTTCCAGATAAATCACCAAACATAGATACAGCATTCTTTCCAGCAAATACATTTTTAGCAGGATTACCAGCTATTCTTCCACCTTGTTCTGGAGGAAGTGAATTAAAATAACTTCTATTAAATTTATCTGATGCACTATCTTTGGGTAACATACCTGCTACTAGTTTAGCACCACCAATAATTGGATTAGTTACAAAACCTAATACATTACTAGCCACTTGAATTGCTTTATTATTTTTAACAGAATCTATTACATTTCCTATAGTATCTGTAGCTTTTGATGTTACTTTTTGTAGACCTGTAAGTTTTTTTGTATATGGACTTTGTGCAAATTCTTTTTCTTTCATTGCCATTGTAGGACTTTTGTATGTGGCATCAGTAGTTTTAGATGGTAAACTTGCACCACCCGCTGCACCTGAGACTAAGAATGGACTTGATGCTTTATCACCTTGTAAACTTGCACCACCCGCTGCACCTGAAGCTAAATAACCTCTTGGGTCATCAGTTTTACCAGTATTAATAGTATCACCAGCTTGTCTAACTGTAGCTTCTTTTACTGTAGCTTCTTTAACTGTTGGCATATTGGCGTACTCTTGCCCTCTGTCATTTCCGCTACTTTGATATACATTAGTTGGTTTAAATACTTCTGTAGTTTGTTTTTTAACAGTCTCTTCTGCAGCTTTTTTTGCTGTTTCAGCAACATCTGTAGTATCACTAGTTTTAAGATCAGGAAGATTTAATTTACTAATTTTATCAAATCCTACTGATTTTAATTTGTAATTACCAGTAGAATCTTGCTCTAATTCGTAAGTACCACCTCCAACTCTTGATGTATCAAATGTGCCTGCCATATTATTCCTTACTGCGTTTTATTGTTTCTTTGAGGCTGAGTATTTTGCGAAGTAAAACCAGCTTCCCCTGGCATCGGTATATTGCCTGTTCCGATGTTGCCACCTCCATTTCCTGTTGGATCTGTTGGCGAAGCTCCAGGAGGTACTCCTCCCATATTTTCCATTGGACCTGGTTGTCCACTATTGCCTGTATTCGTTTGATTTCCATTTGCCATCCCCATTATGTGTGCATATATAGCTGCTTTCTCTGGATCATTAATCAATTGATCTGGATCAATGTCTAGTGACTTAGCAACTTCTTTTAAACATGTATGCCATTTAACAAACGGTGCTAACGATGGGTTAGATGCTGTTTGCATAAATGTCATTAGTCTTTGTGATCTTACTTCTTTCTGCATCAAAGAAGATGTTCCTTGTGCTTTAATATCTAGATCACCTTGTATCTCAGGTCTTTCACTATTAAATTGCATGTTCCAATAAAACAATGAATTACCTAGGGGCTTTAATAAATAGTCATCAATATTTTTAATAACTGTTTTAATACTTAATGCTGCAGCTCCCATCAACATAGACATAC